GCAGACATTCTGAACTACCAGACTCCATTCAAGCTTCGTAACTACCTTACAACAATGAGGTTGAGCTACGACATAACTGGAGACGCCTACAGTTCAGTAATGGTAATCGCATTCAAGGATCCTAACTCAGGAAAGTCTACATACCTTTGGTCAGACTACCAGGAATGGCAGGCTCTGAGACAGTGGTACAGAACCATGGACTACCAGACATTGTATGCCCAGTACAATGCAACCCCACAGGGAACAATCAATGTTCCAGGAACAAACGGAAGACCAGTTTATGTTGGTGCCGGATTGCTTCAGCAGATTTCCCCAGCTAACAGGAGAACCTACACTCACCTAACTTCTGGCCTAGTTGAAGACTTCTTGGGTGACTTGTCCTACAACAACCTCGGAATGAATGAGAGGAAGTTTATCGCCTTTACTGGTGAGATGGGAATGAGAGCGTTCGACGACATGCTTAGAAATAAGCTAGGAGCCTTGAACTTGACTCTTGTAGACACAAAGTTTATCACAGGATCAGGACAGGAGTTGACTCTTGGAGGTCAGTTTACTACCTACAAGATGAGGAACGGAATAGAGTTGACAGTTAAGCACATGCCAATGTACGACAATACTGTTTACAACAGGAAGCTTCATCCGATTAGTGGTAAGCCACAGGAATCATACAGAATGACTTTTGTCGATTTCGGTATGAGAGACGGAGAATCAAACATCAAGAAGGTTGTTAGGAAAGACAGGGAATTCGTTCAGTGGTACACTGGAGGATCTGTAGCTCCTGGAGCTGGACACGCAAAATCTATCCAGACTTTGAGATCAAATGCGAAGGACGGATACTCTGTACACTTCTTGAGTGAACAGGGAGTCATGTTGTGTGACCCAACTACTTCTGGAGAGTTGATACTTGACATCGAGTAGTAATGGTTAGTTACTGGATAGTAACAACAGTAACAGTTGAAAATTAGAGAGACGCCGCCTTTGGCTCATGAGTAGTCAGAGGCAGTTGTCTGTCTTCAATATCAGAGTATTCAATTTCCGTATAGGATGTAGAGAGAGTTGAAGAACAAAAAAGAGTAGAGAAAATGAGTGAAGTAATACTTAGACCGATTGAGTCTAATAGTTGGACTAAACACAATTCGTGGGTAGGTCCGAGATATAAGAATTGTAAGGATTGTATTGGGCCCTATTTCAGGAGAAACGGAACTATCTACACAGGAATACCAGAGACGGAGAGACCACGTTTAGAGAAGTTGACAGGATTGAATCTGAGTGAAACCTCAGAGTTTTGGTTGACTTTCTGTATACCGGCAGACAACTCTGAAATGACCATAAACACAGCAGACCCTTTTGATGAGTTGAAGTATTTCTTCCTCAAAAGTCATAAGGATATCGCCAAGTCTCTTGCTGACAAGAATCCGAGAGCGAAGTATGTTATGATAGACAAGGAATCTGAAGCTAAGAAGGTGAATGCCGAAGCCGAAGTCCTGATTGATGCCATGATTGCGTTCAGGAAGATGACAGACACAGATAGAAGAAAGCTTCTGATGTTGTATGGATACTCTGCTGAAAACAGTAGTGGAGAAGTTGTTCAGAAGAAGGTGTATGAATTGGTGGAGTCAGATCCGAAGAAATTCATACGTGTTTGGGTAGACGACGATGATAGGGAGCATAGGTTCTTGATAGAGGACGCTATAAGCAAACAAGTAATAAGGAGAAACAAGAATATTTATAGGTACGGAACAGACGTCGTTGGTCATAGTATTGATGAGGCTGTTGCTTTCGTAAAGGAGAAAAAGAATCAACCGATAGTAGATGCCATTAAGGCTGCATGTCAAGTAAAATAGTGACTAAAGAATAAGCTAGAAAGAAGAATGACTATACTTCAGATGCACCAGGCTTTTGATTTGATGCTAGACAAGACTGACTCTCTAAACTACCCTTCATTTCTTCCAGAGGAAAAAGACTTCTGGTTGAACATGTCACAGAGGCAGTTCGTGAAGACAAGGTACTCTGGCCTGAATCCACGCGGAAAGTGGGTCGAGTCTGAGCAGAAGAGGATAGAAGATCTTAGGGAGATTATTGAGACCGGGATGCTGACAAGCCCCACAAGAGGAGAGTTCAAGGAGAACTCGTTCCTATTTGATTTGAGTAGGCTCAATAACTACTGATTGGTTCTTCATGATGAATGCAGCATTAGGGTTACTAAGGTTGGTTGTTACGAGGGCGGAGTGTCGAGAGTTGGAATCCAACAGATAGATAGCGACACCTACACGTTCCAGAAGCAGAATCCCCATTCTGACCACAACTTGTGGATTGGAACAGCAAAGCCATTGAGGCTCTTCGTAGATCACTACGTCGAACTCATTAGCGACGGAAACTATGATGTGGTTGAGTACTACATCAGATACATACGTAAACCTGTAGAGATGAATATATTCAAGAAAGTCAACTGTGAGTTAGGAGAGATTACTCATGACGAAATCGTTCGGAACGCTGTTCAGATGGCTCTAGAAAACATTGAAAGCCCAAGGCTGCAGTCCCATGCGATAGAAATTACACGACAAGAATAATAGGAAAATATTATGCTACAGAGAACAGGAAAAATCCTTATACACAACAGCGGAGTTGCGGCTCAGACTGGAAGTGTTCAGGTGAAGGATCCGACAGTAACTGCAACATTCATCAAGAATGGAGAAGTTGCTGTATTGGATGAGAGGTATGAGCCTCTTGGAAGCAAGACTTATTCGGCTTCTTATGGAGCGACAACTACTTCAAAGATAATTATAGCACAAGGAACCGGAAACGGAAAGGTTAGATTCTCTAACCCTATCGACGGAAATCTTTTGCTTTCAGTTAAGGCTGAGCCATATGCTGCCATAGTTGAGAAGACTTGGGAAGTAGTAAAGGGAACAACCTTTACACCAATCATCGGACAAGAGTATGTTGTTAGAATAGTCTATAGGGATATAGAGGAAACTAGGAACCAATACACTTTCTGGTACAGATGGGTAGCTGACTCAACAGTTTATGCTGACTTGGTTACAGCCATAAAGACTTCTATCAACAACGACAAGAAGGCTAAGGTAGTTGCGAGTGGAACAACTTCTCTCGTGATAACCGCAAAGGATATTGTTGCCCTAACAAGCATCAATGATATCGACAACTTCAGACAGACAGATTTCGATATATTCCTTTCAAGTGGAAACTGGGGAGATTCAGTTCTGAACAACAATCTTCTATCAACATTCAACACAGCTGATGGAGCTGCTATTGGAAAGTTCACTTATGGATCAGGTTGCTGGCCATACGTTAGAGACATCGAAAAGACTTTCAAGGCCTATGAAGGTGTTACTAACTACATCAACTTCCCAGTGTCTGCGTATGCTACTCAGTTCTACACAGAAGCTGGTGGAAACTATGACTTCATCGCGTTCGAACATGATGCGAGCTACCAGTCTCCAGACAACCAGTACGTTAAGAGAGCCCCATTGACAACAATAGTCGCTTTCCCTAACACGAATGCAGTTGGAACCGCCGTTGCCTCAGCCATAAATACTTGGACTGCATCAACGCCAAGAAAGTTTGCTGCTGTTACGCTATAGTAATCAGAGTGAATTATTTAGTTAGAAAACAGGGCTGCCAAACGGCGGCCTTTGTTTTTTCTACACGGCATTAGTACAATTGAATACAATTGAAACAAAAGAAATAAAACAGAAAGAATATGGCTGGAGAGATACGAGTAGTTATAGACGGAACCGAATTCCAAGACAATAGTGGGACTGAGTTCGATTTCGGTAGTGTTTTCGTCAGAAGTGTTTCTGACTGGAAGACAGTAAGAGTTTGGAATGATAGCACAATAGAGAACCTGAACATCACTGGAGTAACAGAGGTTGGAACAGAGTTCGAAGTGTATGGGCCGGCTACTTCCGTCATTCCTCCCACAATGTACACAGACTGGTTCATCAGGTTTGTTCCGACTTATCCGTCTAACGTGAGCCTTCTGGGCCCTCGCAGTACGACACTGACAATAAATAGCAACGATGCTAACGAAGGAGTCTTCACTGTTAGACTTGTTGCCCGTGCTGACTCTCCGATAATAAAGGTGGTCAACATGAAGGGTTATGACTTCACCCAGATGGGATTGAACATAGTCAATGAAAACTACAGCCTAGACTTCGGAAAGGTTGCGAAGACATTTGATAGGAGCAAGACTCTTAGGGTATACAATGTTGGAACCAGTCCACTTGGGATAAATTCTCTCACTATTGGTGGAGACCCAGAGTTCTCCATCGTGACAGAACCGACTTATCCAGCATCAGTGCCGGCTCCTTCTGTTCTTGGTAACTATGAGTCAAACAACTATG